GGATAACTGAATGAAATCTGCTTATCTCCGGATGATAATGTTTTTTCAATTTTCAGATCATCCGGATCATCTATTCCTGCAATTCTCCGGTGCTGATCATCATATATTTGAAGCATATATCATCCCCCTTTATAACCACATCGGGGAATACCTAACTATCACCCTTGCGCCATTCGTTGAAAACGCAAGGTCATTTCTTCCCGTTTGCAGTTTAGGGAACGCCCACAGATCCACGGATCCGAAAGCGTTGCCCCCTTCCTTTGTTATTTTCCCGGTCTTCCCGTTAATCACAATCGTTTCGCCATTCATCAGGCTTTCAATAGTGTACGGTTCCCCGTTTAGTGTTATCTTATAGTTTGTCAGATCCGCTTTTGCTGTCACTTCAATGATGCAAGGTGTGTCCCTGCTTCCCTCTGCATACAGCTTTCCTTCCAGTTTCTGATCAAATAACGCTTCCGCTTCGTCGTCAAAAAAGAATCCATCAAATTCTAATGTCAGAATTCTTTTTTCCTTTTCAAGCGTTTTTTCGTAATCATCGCCAGTCAGAAACCCTTTATATTTTCCTTTGAATCCTCTGATTTCTTCCATAATGCAGGACGACCTGAAATTCTGCATAAAAGATGACATTGTTCTTTCCAGTGTCGCCCTGTTCTTTCCCCTGAAGTATATGGTCATTGTCATAGAACCCAGCGGAATATCTGTGTCGTACTCTGTCGGAAGAAGTGCTTTTGACATCATTTCATAGTTTGCCGTCATCTTCGGGGGCTTTGTTTCTGCCGTCAGCAATGTCGCCCCGTATCTTCTGACGTCAATCCCGTTTATGATCATGCTTTACCTCCTCCGTTTTATTTCATTTGTGAATTTTTCTTCCACTTTTGAATATACTTTCGTTGCCACGACTTCGCCGTCCATTGTTACATAGACATATACCGTTGTTCCCGTCATAATTGCATCCAGCTTTTTATCCAGCATGTCGCCCAGTCTGTCATAGAACTGTTTCAATGGAAGGATTGCTTCTGCTCCCGCTTCTCCTCCTGCCAGCAATGTGTCGCCTGCTGCCCCGAATGCGGTCGGTTTCGTCATGATACCGCCGTTCTTATACCAGCTAATGCTGAAATGTGGAACTGATGGCGGATTCAAACTGAATGATCCGCTGATAGACGGATGCGGCAGTTTCAAATGCGGTAACGACCAGCTGAAGTTGAATTTTGATCGGATCGCACTGATCGCATTTCCTACCGCAGTTTTTGCAGCATTGATCGGTGTTGTGATCGCTGTCTTGATTGCATTCCATGTTGAAGACGTTGCTGATTTCACGCTATTCCATACAGAACTTATCGTTGACTTAATCCCGTTAATCGCAGATGTCACTGCTGACTTTGCGGCATTGATCGGTGTTGTCACCGCAGTCTTCACTGCATTCCATGCCGTCGATGTTCCTGTTTTGATCGCGTTCCAGATTGTTGTCACTGTTGTCTTTACTGCATTGAATACAGTCTGCACCGTCGTTTTGATCGCATTTACGACAGTCTGCACTGCCGTTTTGATCGCATTCCACACTGTTGTGATGACTGTTTTTATTCCATTCATTACAGGCGTGATCACGCTGTCTTTCATGAAATTCCATGCCGTCTGTACTGCGGACTTTATTGCATTTATCACTGTCGTGAATGTTGTTTTGATGGTATTCCATACCGTCGTGATCGTTGTGCTGATCGCATTCATCACTGGTGTGATCACATTATCCTTCATGAAATTCCATGCCGTCTGTACCGCAGACTTTATTGCATTTATCACCGTTGTGAATGTCGTCTGAATCGCATTCCATACCGTCGTGATCGTTGTGCTGATCGCATTCATCACTGGCGTGATGATATTATCTTTCACAAAATTGATTGCTGTCTGTACCGCACTTTTGATTGTTTCCCATACGCTTATGATCGTATCTCGACAATTTTCCCAGATAAACCGGAACGGTACGGTTATCAATTCAAATGCGGCTTTGATAACTTCCACTATGAACATGATCGCAACCTGAACCACATTCTTTATTGTTTCCCACACATTAGACACGACATCTTTTACAGCATTAAAGATTGTGCTGATTGTATCGTGTACGGTCGTGCAGAACGCCGTCACGTTTGTAACAATTCCATTCCACACCGTTGTGCAGAATGTTGAAATCCCATTCCAGATTCCTTCAAAAAACGAAGATATTCCGTTCCAGATTCCTTCAAAAAAGGTTTTCACTCCATTCCAGACAGTTTCCCAGTTAGTTCCAAACCATCCAAGAAAAACATCCGCTACGCCTTTGACTGCTCCGATTATTGTTGAAAAATATTCTTTCAGACCATCCCAGACGCTTGAAAAAATTCCTTTTACAGCTTCCCACGCACCAGACCAGTCGCCACTGAATACAGCAGAAAATACATCCCATATTCCAAGAATGACATTGAAAGCTGTTTGTAATGCGATTGCAATCGTATTGAAAGCAGCTTCCAACACTGGTGCAAGTAAATTACAGAATCCGTCCCAGATTGTTTTTATTGCTGACGTCACATCACTGAATGTAATTCCCAACGCTGACAGTCTTTCACTGATTCCTGCCGCAAATGTCGTGAAGGCATCTTTGATCTTCTGCCAGATCGCCGTGATCGTATTTCTGAAATCTTCATTCGTATTCCATAAGTGAATAATAACCGCCGTAATTGCTGCAATCGCTCCCACTACAATCGCCGCTGGTGATGTAATCAATCCCAGTGCTTTCGTGAATACCCCTGAAAATCCGCCTGCTTTTACAAGCCCGGCTGACAGCGTTCCAAGTGCGCGTGATACATTTGCGCTGAACGTGATCACTTTTCCCAATCCCATCAGCATCGGTGCAAGTGCTGCCACAAACATTCCGATGCGAAGAATTGTTTCTTTTTGTCCTTCGTCCATTGCATTCAGCTTGTCCACAAAGTTCTGAATATGTGTCACAATATCACGGATTTTTGGCATCAGAATTTCCCCGAAGCTGATAGCAAGTTCCTGAAGCTGCGACATCAGGATCGTGATCTGTCCCTGAAGATTGTCGTTCATTGTGTTTGCCATCTTTTCAGATGATCCGTCACAGTTGTCGATCGCTCCTGCCAGCTTTTCAAAATCTTTATCTGATCCGTTTATAATCGCCAGCATTCCGGACATTGCATTCTTTCCGAACAATGCCGCTGCTGCCTGTGCCTGTTCCGCTTCTGACAGTCCGCCCAGTTTCTGACGCAACTGTTCCATCAATTCACGCAACGAAAGCATCTTACCGGAACTATCTGTCAATGATATTCCATACTTATCCATCGCAGCCGCAACAGTATCTGTTGGTTTTGCAAGGTTTGTGATGGCTCCTCGCAAAGACGTTCCCGCCTGACTTGACTTGATACCTGCATTCGCCATCAAACCGATCGCAAGTGCAGCATCTTCTGCTGTGTATCCTAACGATCCAAGAACCGGGGCTGCGTATTTAAACGTTTCCCCCATCATCGACACATTGGTATTTGCATTCGATGATGCTGCCGCCAAAATATCAGAAAAATGACTGGAATCTTTTGCCGAAAGTCCGAAGGCGGTCAGGGCATCTGTTACGATGTCAGATGTCGATGCAAGATCTTCACCTGATGCTGCCGCAAGATTCATGATGCCCTCCAAGCCGTCCATCATGTCCTGCGTCTTCCATCCAGCCATCGCCATATACTGCATACCCTGTGCAGCTTCTGATGCGCTGAACTTTGTTTTCGCGCCCATTTCACGGGCTTTTCCTCGCAGTTTATCAAGATCCGTTCCTGTTGCTCCGGAAATCGCTGATACTTTCGACATTTCACTGTCAAAATCTGCTGTCGTCTTAACAGCCGCAACTCCAAGTCCTGCGATACTGGTCGATAACGGAAGAAGTTTCTGCCCTACACTCGTTAATGTGCCGCCAACCTTTTCTGCTTTTGCTGCATATTCATCAAACGGCGCACGCGCAAGTTCTGCGTTCACATTTTTCAGTTCCGCTTCCATTTCTGTCAGTGCAGCTTTCGACTGATTCACTGCCGCTTCCTGCTTCGTGATCGCTGTTTCTGTTTTTGTGATCTGGCTTTCACTGGTGGACAGCTGTGAAGACAGTTTTTCATATTCCGCCTTCAGCTTCTGTGTTTCTTCGCTGTCTTCGCCTGTCGCTTTCGCACTATCTTCATATGCTTTTTTTGCTGCTTCAACCTTTGTCTTCAGCTGATCGTGCGCTGTTTTTTGCAGTTCCAACTTCTGTTTTAAGTTGTCATACTGCTGTCCATTCTGCTGC